TTTTCCTTCCAATCGAACGAACACACCGGCATTTTGCAAACTGCATCAAGAGCATTCACTTCGCAGTCTTCAAAATTTTTCTTTAGCCTAACATCAGAGGCGGAATCATTATACAACTTTCTCAAACTATAGTTGGTTGACCCCCATTGCGCCGATATAGCTAACGCTGCCTTTCCAGATTCTACTGATGATGATAAGTGCGCTACTCTATTTGTTGCATTAGTTACTGACGCCACGGGCCTTCTTCGTATGTTTTGTCCTGAATCTTCTACGCCATAATCTTTAAATGTAAATTTTCCGGTAACATAAGCGTCTTTTAATGCCGTAGTCCCCTTAACGGTTACATCGCTCATAGCCGTAAGATAGTCGGTATATATCCGAATCGTGTCGTTTTGATAGTTTACAACATAACCGTTGCCGGTTCCTTCCTGCCAAAGTCTAATAGCATCATCAGACACATCCTGTGCGTATAATCCGTACTTTCCAAGCATCAAAGCCTGGTAGTTCTTTGCGTCTGTATAGACCGTATATAATCGCAATCCGGCAGTGTTAAGAGATACCATCGGGTTTCCGGTGTTCTTGTTAAGTACGACATATCCGGTATATCCTAATCTCGATATCTGATTTCCGTCAGCATCGTAAATCTTCAACTGACCGTTTCCATTATTCGTGCCGCCAAGACTGATGACGCCACCTTTCATGGCATTGAATGAGATAAACAGTGTCTGGTTTCCACTCTCATCTTTTTCGTAGTACAGCCCTTTGAACTTCCCATCGTCTGACAAGATATCGACTATCTGTTCCTGTGTCAGTGATGCCACATCGACCGCAACGGAAAATGTCTGATAGTCCGCAAGCTTCGTTTTCGACTGGTCAAAATACAGTGAAACTTTGAGCATGTCATGGGCTTTGAGTGACAGGCTATTGACATTAATATTCAACCGGTCAAGCGCCGCAGTCTGTGATACCGTGAGTGTCGACCATGTAGCGCCGTTGTCGGTGGATTTTTCCAGTTTCCACCAACCTTTCTGCGACTGTGCAATCTCGCCGTTTCCATCACGATAGAACGAATCTACAATGAGTGGCGCCGGTGTTATCTTTTTGTCTGCTCCCATCAGCAACACATCCGCATTGCTCTGGAAAAAGTAAGTCCTTCCGGCAGTACCCGGTTCGCCCTTAATTTTCGTCCAACTATATCTTGCTGGGTCGGTGCTATCATCCGGCGTGTAATCGGTATACTGACCGATATACAGCTTATTGACACTATCATCTACGGAGAAGCCTGTTCTACCATCCGCACTATTCGCATATGCGATATGGAAGTACGGCGTCTTTCCGTTCACTCCCGGTGTTCCCGGCACGCCCTGTGCTCCGTTTGCCCCCTTAATCAGTGACCACGTATACTTTGTCGGGTCGGTGCTGTCGGCTTCCACGAAGTCCACGTACATGCCGATGTACTCACGGTTTCCGTCGGATACTGAAAAATCTGTCCGACCATCCGCACTGTTAGCGTAAGCAAGGTGCGTGTACTGTGTCTTTCCGTCTTTACCATCTTTTCCCGGGATGCCGTTTTCTCCGTCTTTTCCGTCATATCCATCAACGCCACGGAACCGGCTCCATGTGTAGTCTGCCGGATTAGTGCTTTCTGTAGCCGTGTCCTTATTCGTTGCAATGCCGATATAGGTCGCCTGTGTCACCGTATAGATTTGCTCTCCAGCACTGTCCAGAATCGGACTACCGGTGGAATCTAACAGTGGCACATAATCCGGGTTGTCTGACATGTCAAGTCCATCCGGCCTTGTAGCGTATTTCATCCACGTGTAAGAAGATTTTCCGTCTGCTCCTTTCGGGCCTTGCGCTCCTTGGTCGCCTTCAAACTTGGCCCATGTGTACTTTGTCGGGTCGGCGCTATCAACGCCAGAAAAGTCCGTATAAGTTCCGATGTACTTGTTTGGCGTCTTGCTCATCTGCGCCGCTGTCGGGTTCTGTACCGGTGCGTACTGGATATGCAGATACGTTGTCTTTCCATCTGTTCCAATGCCCGGAATTCCCTGCGGTCCGGCGTACTGTTTCGCAAGCGAGAACTGTTTCGATACGACAAGGTTATTTAGATATGCGGCTTTGATGTTCACCCATCCGCTGTCTGCGGTCAGCCCGGTAACAGTGTACGTCTTAGTTTCCTTATTCCAGTTTCCCTGTATGTTCTGGGATGTCGTAATTGTGTACGTACAGTTATCTGTAATATCCTGTGTGCCATACATGACGGTCGCTGTTGTGGTACACTCCGGGAACTCTGTATAGTTGCCGTCGCTGTCAACCGGGATGCCCTGATAGTCGTTATCAAGCTGCATGGTCATGTTTCTGGCCAGAGCTGCCATGTTCTCAACATCTTCAATCTTTTCATCAAGTGGTTTACCGCCGATCGTCACATAACTTCCGTCAAGGGTAACTGATCCGGTATCCATATCCGCTTCAAATATCGCATTTCCGCTCTTATCTCTTACAATGAGCGTTCCAGCGTTAATATAGTCAGCATTGATCCCTTCTGCATACAAAAGCCTTGTGATAGTCTCGCCGTCAACAGTAACACCGTAGGGGAATGTCTTGCCTCCGTCTGTGCTAAATCCGATAGCATCAGAGGTTATCTTGATAACGTTTAAAGATTCTCCGAGAGTCTTTTTGTCATGAAGATATCTGATAACACTACCGTCTGCCTGTTGAACATCCGTAGAGTACATACCGCTCGCATTAGATATCCTGTCGTTGAGCTTTTGCATAGCCTCTTCTCTGGCAGAAGTTTCCTTTTTAACCATTTTCCGGGCAGCAACAATGGCTTTTGTACTGTCGCTATAAAAGTTGCTGCTGCCCCGGATTGGATCATCAGCTTGGGTCTTAACCGTAGTCAGACCGCCCACATTGCCTGATACATCTGTCAGAGGAGTAAGGTACTTATTCCCTAAGCGGTCGTAAGTGTACACCATGTCGCCAAATTCGACGAGCGGATTGTACACCAGATCACCTTCAAGATTCCGGAATCGCGCCCCTACAATCTGCTCGCCGATGATATTTGCTACCGTCTGAAGCTGATCGGTGTCAATCAACTCGTTCTCAAGTTCAAGGACGTACCCTTCCTCTCCGTACATGCCGGAATAATCAGTATCAGTATCGTCGTTTGACTGCCCGTTCGTTACCTTGATTCCAGTTATGACTATATCATCACTGGAAAGCGCAGGTGGGTTTCCATAGTTCTTCAATTCCGGAACATCTGCTTTTTCAAAATCCCATTTCACAAACTGGAGATTCCCGAAATAATCAATTCGCGCGTTCGCAGACTCAACCATAGCCGCATATCCGAACAGCTGGCGAAATGTCATGCTGTCTGGAATGCTTCTTATTATAATATCGCCATGGTCCATGGTCAGATTCATACCTATGCCGACAGTCTTACAGGCATCTCTGACAAGGTTAATGAGCGACTGCGGAAGTTTCAATCCGCTGGTATATGTCTTATTTGCCTTATACATATCATCCAGTGCCGTAACATTGATGATATCTGAATACTGCTCTGGCGTAGTGACTGTATAGACTCCCTTGTCAATAGTTTCGATGATATCTTTTGTGGCTGCCTGTGTTGCAATAATAGAGTCTCCGGTACTGTCCAGAATCGGGTTATAACTTTCATCCAGCAACACACTTACAGATTCCGGTGCTGCATACGACGTCTGAAGCTTCAGATAAGCATGAATTTTAGCTCCGTAAAAGCTGTAGTTCTTCCACTGTTCCTGATCGTTATTGATGCTCAACGTCAGCGTTTTGCAAATGGTAGCGCCGACCGGAAAACTGCTGCTATCTGCACAGTCAGAAAACCCGTTGTCGCCATTCATGATATCTTTATTAATAGTCTTTTTCGTCCCGTCAGGAAAGGTGATATCCACCGTCATTCTGACTGGCTCACCAGCTTCAAGCTTTTCTCTGAATGCATTACTTACATTAATCACAGTGGGTTCACCCCCGTCATGTTAAATTCTAGCGATGATAGTATTTTTCTGTCATCTGATAATTCTCCGATAGCTATGTTTTGTGTCTGCCCTACGTAGAACGGAGCGTCTCTCCAAACTCCGTAATATGGCGAGAAATAATGAAGCGTAAATTTATAACCTTTTGCCACCATCTGCAAAATCTTGGTTGCCTCTGCCATCGGGAGATCGCTAGCCTTGTACGTATACTGTTCTACGGTAAACATCGGTGTAAAGTAACCTACACCGTATTGCGTCCTCTGGCTGGATTCCGTGTAAGTCGTAGCAAAGGAGAGCGCAAGGTCTTTATCCGGTTGCCAAATTATTGTTCCGTTGATTTTATACTTTTCCATAACGCCCTCCTTTCTATGCCATCTCGAACGGGTTTCTACCGCTTGTATCTCGTCTCATCTGTGCTTCTTTCATCATCTCGTCAAACAGTGTCCTGCGGTTGATCTGCGCTGTAAATCGGTAACTTCCACCGCCTGCCTGCCGTCCTGCTGTTTCTTCTCGGACAATCTTTCTGAGTAGAGCTTCTGGTGTCTCGATGTTGTTACCCTGCTTCTGGTCTCCTAAGACTGCAAGGAACTCGCTTCTTGGTGGAATGACTGCGCCTTTAGCCAAATACGGAACTGTCGGAACTCTTGGGAAAGTAGCTTTAAACCCGATAGTCTTTGAGCCGAATGGAGTCGGTACTTTCCATGGGCCGAAAGAGAATGCTGATTCAATCGCACTAACAACTCCGTTTACTTTGCTGATAGCGCCATTTACAACACTTATGATATTGTTCAGAACAGACCTGATAGCATCTCTCATTCCGTTAAATACACCGACTACAGTGTTTTTAGCGGATGTGAATTTATCAACAATAGCATTCTTGATTCTTTCAACAAAACCACTAACGGTAGACCATATAGCATTCCATTTCTGATGCGCGCTGGCCTTTATGCTCCCCCAAATGGTCGTCATTTTGGTAGCTAAGCCTCTGAGCTTATTCCCAATATCCTCAACAAAACGTCTTGTTTTATTAGAAACCCAATCCCATACCTTTCCAGCCATTTCTTTAATTTTGTCCCAGTTTTTGTACAGTAATACACCAATCGCAATACATGCGCCGACTGCAAGGACAAAGACTCCGCCTGGTCCGATAGCTGTTGCAATAGCTTTGATCCCACCCATGATGCCACCCGTACCAGTCATTAGTGTGATAAGCCCCTTTGCAGCCATAGCGATTCCAGACACGTTTTTAATGATTATCGATGCCAATCCTGCAATCTTCGCCGCCGCGAAAGCCCCAATCAGAGCTGCACCGAATGCTTCAACTATCGGCTGATGATCGGCAAGAAACGTAGCTACTTTTGCGACCAAATTAACCACTGTCGGAAGTCCTACCTCAATGACCCATTTCAGCATCGGAAGAACAATATTTTTGTAAATCCATTCAAGAACATTTCCAATGGATTCCAAAATTGGTGCAAATGCACTCGTCAAATTGCTAATGGATTCCAACAATGGATAGAAGTCCAAATTTGCCGCCCATGTTGCCGTATCTGCGGCAAT